CTAACATCCTCGACACTTGGAAAGAGAAGATACTCGGCAAGTGCGAAATACGAATTGTATTTAACGAAGAGGATACAGAATATTCAGATGAAAATCCAGATTGCTTAAAAACGGCGACGGTTGGTATTGAAATGTGGAAATATGGTATTTACACTATCAATATTTATCCCGCCGCTTTTGACGAGACAGTGTTGTTAGAAGAGTTAATATTACATGAGTTAGTTCATTGTGCAATAGCTCCTCTAACAGTTGGAATTATTGATAGAATGTTTAATGACAGATTCATAACATATAGTCATTTTAAGGACATGGATGAGTTTGTAACAAGCAACTTAACAAGAGTGATAATGTTACTTAAAGAGGATAAATAACAATGAAAACCTATGTAACAGAGCAGAAAATAGACAATAAACTATACGGCGACCGGATATATGCGAATAATTGGCAAGAAGCGCAAGAGAATGCAGACATCCTTAATCTTGGAACGGTTGTCGGGATATTAGTGGACGAAATAGAAATGGAGTTAATGAAATGACAGATTTCTTTTCCGATACCCATTATCAAGTTCAAAATAATGAAACGAAAGAATGGGAAGACCGAGTAACAATTTGGAACGATCTTGACTTTGATAGCAAGATTGAAGAGTTACAAAGAGAGCATCGATTATCGAAAGTAATCGCAACTGCCTATGTGAAACTTGAGAATGCAATTGAAGAGATATACCCATCGCATTCGGGTTGCTTTGCGGTTGTGAGAATAACTAACGATGCAATGGAGAAAATAGGGTTAAATTTTCCTAATATACAAAGTGCAAGAGAACTTATATTAATTGCAAGTGCATGGCATAAAATCCAAAATGGAGTTAAGATGCCATCGCAATATGTCAATATTCCCGATCTTGACGACAATGACAATATTGATATGATTTTACTTGCACGATGGGCTTCCCTTGACGGTCGATATTGGATTAAGTTATTCAAAGTGCCGTCCGATGATGACGGTATCCAAAACTTTGAATTTCGGTCTAACGGTCACGGATGGGGCAAGTTTCCTAAAAATGAGCTTTTGAATGTTGAAAAGAAACTTAAAGACCTTGTTAGTGAGATTCGTAGTAATACAAAGGGCAAGATCGATATGAAATATATCGATATGCTTCCCTATAATTACTATAGGCCAGCACCTAAACAACCTACAAAACCAGTAGAAATAACAGTCAAAAGTCAAGTCGAATATCCGAGTGATATTTACTACGGAGAAAATATTAATGTTTGTAATATTTCACTTTGGTAGTATCTTTTTACTTGACTTTTTAACGATTTTGTCTATAATGATAAATAGATTATAGAATTATCTATAATCAAAAAAAAGGAGTAATTGACAATGAAAACAATAGTCTTAAAAAAGGTCGCCGACCTAATCCCGTATCATAACAATCCACGCAATAATGAGAATGCAATTAATAAAGTTGCATCGAGTATCTCTTCTTATGGTTTTCAAAACCCTATCTTAATCGACAAGGATAATGTAATAATTTGTGGACATACAAGACTTTTAGCCGCCCAGAAATTAGGTTTAGAGCAAGTGCCTTGTATAATAGCAGAAGATTTAACTCCGGCACAAGTTAAAGCATTTCGATTAATCGACAATAAAACAAGTGAGTTCGCTACATGGGAATACGATAAACTTAATATCGAATTAGATGAGTTAAAAGAACTCGATATGGACTTAGAAGAGTTTGGATTTGATATATCTAATTTTAATCCATACGAACCGGAAAACAAAGAAAAAGAAATAGATGAACTTGAAACTGAAAATGAATGCCCTCAGTGTGGTTATAAATGGTAAATCAAAATAAAGATTATACAGTAATATCGACTTTTGCGGGTTGTGGCGGCTCTTCTCTCGGTTATAAATGGGCGGGGTTTAGAGAAATACTTGCTATTGACTTTGAAAAGAATGCTTGTGATACTTTTCGATTAAACTTTCCCGAAGTCCCATGTTGGCAACGAGACATTAAAGATTGCACGGGGCAAGAGATACTCGACTTTTGTAAAATCTCAAAAGAGGAATTAGATGTGTTAGATGGGAGTCCACCGTGTCAAGGTTTTTCGACAGCGGGTAAGAGAAATCTAAATGATGACCGCAATGATTTATTCATTGAGTTTGTTAGACTAATTAATGAACTTAGTCCAAAGGTCTTTGTTATGGAAAATGTAAGCGGAATGATGAAGGGCGGTTACAAAGGAAAGTTTAACGAGATATTAAAGACCTTAAAAGATACCGGATATAATGTCAAAGTTAAATTAATGAATGCGATGTGGTATGAAGTTCCGCAAAGCCGGGAACGGTTAATATTTATCGGGGTTAGGAATGATCTGAATATTGAACCGAGTTACCCGGAGGCAGGGAAAAAAATAACAACTATAAAAAATATATTACCTGATGTTGAAAAGCATCATAGGGGGCAATTTGATAAAAAACAAAAGAATTCAAATACTATCGGATATACTGTTACAAAAACCCAATCTATGATGTTTATTAAAAATGGTTGTGAGGTAAAACCGGAAATAAACGAAATAAAAAAATTATGTTCTTTTCCTGAAAATTATAAATTTACCGGAAATTACAATCAACAATGGGCGAGATTAGGTAACGCCGTAATGCCAAAAATGATGTATCACATAGCAAAGAATATCAAAGAGAACATCTTAGATAGAACTGAATAATTAATTTATATCTTCTTATTGTATAATTAATAATAATAATACATACAGTATATAAATTAAGTATATACAGTAATATCTTATCTTATTGAATTATAGATATTAGCTTTAGAAAACATAAAAACCCCCTAAAATCAGACATCTATGTATTTAGTATTGACAAAAAAAGTCAATTCATTGCAATTTTAGTTATACCTAACATTTACATATTAGAGTATTTTAATCTTAACCGACTAAAAACTATTTTCAATTATTTTTAGTCTAACAAAAAAAAGAGTCTATTTTACTTGACAATCAAATCAAATTTATTTATCTTATAATCAAGCAATGGAATAAAACAAATCCATTGCACAAAGGAGATAAAGCTATATGCTTAAAAAGTCCTTACAATCTTATAGAATAGCGCAGTTTAGACAGTTAAGGTGCGCATTTTGTATTTAGTGATATGAAAAAGATAGATAAAGACATAAGCAAAGATACTATTAAAGAACCTAAGAAAAAAGCAGGACGTCCGTCTAAATGGAAAGAAGAATATATAGATTTAGTCTATAAACTTTGTCTTTTGGGGCTTAGGGATAGCGACCTTGCTAAATTATTCGATGTTAGTGAACAAACATTAGATACATGGAAAAAACAACATCCTTTATTTTTTGAGTCAATAAAAAACGGGCGTGTTATTGCCGACGGCGAGGTTGTTGTAAGTTTCCGACAGCGGGCTAATGGATACCGTTGGACAGAGCAACAGGCTATTAAATGTCGAGATATTGAGTATAAAGACGGCAAGCGTATAGCGGAGCGGGAGCGGGTTGAGATTGTAGATATTGAAAGGTTCGTTCCCCCCGATCCAACTTGTGGAATCTTCTGGTTAAAGAATCGACAACCTAAATACTGGCGTGATAAAGTAGCAGTTGAAAATACAGTTCCAAGTGTCGATGATACACTTAATCAAATTGCGGACGGACTTATAGCAAGGGATGTCAAATGATTCCATCTTATACGATAGCATTCTCTAAAGACTTTTCATATCAAAATGACAAAATTATCTTAAATAGGATAGATTGTATGTCTTTTGATATGAAATCGAAATTTGGGGGTATAGAATGCGTTTAACAAAGACTAAATGGGTTTCGACTTTTTATCAATTTAGTAAGTCTCAATTATTCTCATTTTTTGGATTTGATATTCCCGTGATAGATTCTTCACAACTTAAAACTTTGACAACAATGACAATCGTTAATCTCGGTTATTATACAGTGTCAAAGTTTTAATGGTTGATATAAATACAAATCTATATCCACTACTTAATTTAACCCCCATTCAAAAGCAATATTTACTTGACGATCACCGTTTCCAAATTGACACTGCTGGTCGGCGATCCCGTAAGACACTACTTAACAAGCGCAAGGTATTTGTCAAGGCATTAAAGAGTCATGGCGTTAAGTTTATACACGGTGCGCCAACACAACAGCAAGCAAAGAGTATTTTCTGGTTAGACTTATTGAGATATACAAAGCCCTTTGTAAAGAATATTAATCACAGTGATTTAAGTGTTACTTTATTGAATGATTCGATTATACAGATTGTCGGTCTTGACAAGCCGGAGCGGATAGAGGGGCAGACTTATCCACCGATAGCGGGGATTCATTTAACCGAGATTCGTTATATGAAACCCGACTTTATGCGACATATTAGACCGATTCTATCGGATACTGGCGCTTTTCTTTATATGGATTCTGCACCTAAGCGCAATCATTGGTATGATATTGCCGATTATGCAAGTGGCGGGGAATTGCCTACGCCTAAACCTAATATCGGTGCGTATTGTGAAAGTAAATATGATAAAGACTGGTGCTATTATAGTTGGTTGTCAAGTGATGTATTGAATGCCGATGAGATTTCCGCTGTTAGAAGAGAATTAGATGAGAAAACTTTTAACAGTGAGTATAACGCAAGTTTCGCAGGTGTTGACGGGATGGCGTATTATGCGTTTGGAGATTGGAATATACAAGAGAATAAATGGCAACGGGATATGACTGTCCACATTGGCATGGACTTTAATGTTGATCCCATGTGCGCCGTCCTTTGTCATTTAGTCGGTGATAAGGTCTATCAATTTGCGGAGGTTAAGTTAGTTAATAGCAATACTGAAAGTATGTGTCAATATTTAAGACAAAACTATATCGCCGATAAGATTATCGTTTATCCTGACGCCACCGGCAATGCAAGGGACACTACAAGTTCAAAGACCGATATTGAAATATTGAGAAGATACTTTAGTGTCAATAGTCGAAAGTCTAATCCATTTCAAAGGGACAGAGTTAATTGTGTTAATTCGAGATTGAAAAGTGTAAGTGAGTTGGTTAGGTATTTTGTCGATCCATCTTGCACTTATACAATTAATGATTTGAGAAGAGTCGAAAGGTTAGCGGACGGGTCGATTAATAAAACACAAGAGAAGATAGGATTAACACATTTATCGGATGCACTTGGTTATTTCGTTTATAGTCTCGACTATGAGCAAGAGGCGAGTTTTGGGGGGTATAGTTTATGATTTACGCTAATGAAAATTGGATAAATATACTTAGTGCTACGCAGGATAACCCTGAACTTAACAACTTGAGAGTTTTAAGTCGAAAGTCTTATAACTATTATTTGTCTGTTCAACACGATTATATGGACGAATATTTCAAGAATTGTTTTGAGAATTGGACTGTATCTATTGACGGCGTCTCCCCCCAATCTTCTATTCCGATTAAAATGCTTCCGATAACACGCAAGATAATTAAATCTTTGTCAATGCTATACAAAAAAGCACCGGTGCGGACGCTTGTCGATAAGACTGGCAAGATAGACGAGGACGGGACGGCACTTTACAATCAATTAATAGTCGATAAGAACATGGTTATGCGAGAAGTTGACGCCTATACAAGACTTATGAAAACTGTATTAGTTAGGGTCTTTTGGCAAGATGGGTTAAAATATCGAATCATGCCCCCGCATAGTTGTGATGTAATTGAGAATGCTATTAATCCCCAAAAATTAGAGGCGGTCTTATATCAATACCTAATCCCCCCGACTGAGTTCACGGATGACCTTTATGATTATGAAAATTCATATATCTTTTGGGATAAGGAAAACACTTACATTGTCAATGAAGATGGCGAGATACTTAGACAACCGTTATATGATAAGGACGGCAATATTCTATTAGATTCTAAGTCTAATCCAATGGAAAACCCCTACGGTGTAATTCCTTTCGCAACCTTTAGAGATTCATTTTATTGTGGCAGTTCATTTTGGCAACCGATAGATGAAACATTTATCAATATAAATGAATC